GCAAGTCTGGGCAAAAAAGAATTTGAATTGCGATGTGGAAGGCAGTAAATGCTATGATGACGACCCTGCCAAATGTGCTGAATACGGTCGTTTTTTTAGACCTAATCCACTCCAGCACAGGGTTGATGGAATTTTGATTTGCCAAGTATGGCAGAAAGTCCTTTACGTCGCCTTTCGGAAATCCGTTTAACGAGCAAAGACTTTTGACTTTGGCGTAAAAATCATTCGTGGCATCGGGGCTATCGTAATCTATGTTGTTTATTTTGTATTCTATTTTTTTGGTTATGACGTTGTAATTTATTTTCATTTTGTAAAAACCAAACATGGCTTCCAAATTTTCCAACATTGACAGCAATTTATCTTTTGAAGTTTTATGCGGGAACAATGACAGCGGAACCGGAGTATTCATTTTCACTGATTTTTGATTTTGTTTTTCTATTTCAGAGCGTATGTATTTTGCGAGGTCAAATTCGGCATTTTCAAGATTTTCCATTACCAAGTCCGCAACATCCCAGCCATCGTCTTTTTCCTTGCGCTCAAATTCCAATATTGTGCCGTTATATTTTATGGAAATTGATAGCATTGCGTTTCGCCCGGATTCGTCGTTGTCGGGCCAGTAATAAATTTCTCTTTGTCGCAACGGGCGGAAATCAGCCTTGTCAATAGATTTATCGCCGTTGGGCCAAGTCACGGGAACAAATGGGTAATCTACCTCTTTGCTGTATTTTTGGGAAAAATAATAGCGGACTGCCTCAACGCATTTTTCCCCCGATACGACAAGCACAGGTTTGGTGAGGTATTTGGAGAGAACATCAAGCCCGTAGAGTGGCCGGTTGCCAGGAATCATTTTGTATTTCCAAGCCAGCTTGCCCTCTTTGTCCTTCCACAAAGTTAAGGGCCGAATATCTTTGCCGCCGGTATCTTTTTCAAACCTGTAAACATAGCATAGAGTTTTGCCCTCCGAATTTTTGTATTCGTAAACTCTATCCGGATCAAGGAGGGATTCGCCGATTTTTGATTTTTTGGGCGGGGCCGGAGCATCATCAGGCACAGGCTGCACAAGCTCCCAGCCATCCTCCTCCGCTGGGTTGCCCATTTTTGGCTTTGTTTTTCTGCCAGGAGAGCCTGTGCCAAAAGAGTATTCGCTTTTAATTCTTTTAAGGGCCTCGCCCTGTTCGCAACCGTTGATATAGGCGTATAGGCTTATTAGGTCGCCGCCCTTTTCGCCAATAGCAAAGTCCTCCCACACGCCAGAGCGAATATTAATATTAAAGGAGCCTTTGGAATTGTCGTACCTTGTGGGGTTGAGGGACGTGTATTCATTGCCGCACAACTCGCCATCGGGGAGCCACTCCCGCAGGTAAGAAACTGCATCTGTTAGTAATATCTCATTTATTTGCTTGAATTCTAGCCGCACAATGCACCCCTCGCCCAAATTAACAAATAACTACATGAGCTAACACTGCCGAAGCAGCGGGGCGAGGGGGCAAATCGTAAAGAAATTTTCATAAAATACTCATGCAGTTCAAATAAATATAGATTTTTTTTTGCCATGTGTTAAGATTTTTTTTGTTTTTTTCTCTTTTTTTTCGCACAAAATCAAGCAAAAAGATGTAAGTATTTATACTTCCTAGACTTAGGCATTATTAGTTATCTTTTAATTTTCTTTCTTATTTTTTTTCAGAGTTTACCCTAATATATCTACACCCATCTACACCCATTGCCAACGGAGCCGACAACTACCGCATTTGTTCAAGGGTGTAGATAGCTCTTTTTATCTATTTCATCTACACCCAGCAGCAAATTACGCTATCTACACCCAGCAACGGAGCCGATAACTACCGCATTTGTTGCCTTTTGAGTGTGGATAGGGTGTAGATAGGGTGTAGATATATTGCTCATCTACACCCAGCAATAAACCTATATACTACTAAGGCTGGTTATATAAGGGTGTAGATGGGTGTAGATATATTACCTATAATTATAATAATAATAATAATATTTTTAAACACGTAACGCACCATCCCACCCCCTACATCTTTAATTAATCTTTTTAGGTTTTACCCCTTTTTATCCCCACCCATCTACACCCATTGCCAACGGAGCCGACAACTACCGCATTTGTTCAAGGGTGTAGATAGCTCTTTTTATCTATTTCATCTACACCCAATCTACACTTACTTTTTTAACTCAATCACCAACGGAGCCGATAACTACCGCATTTGTTGAAGGGTGTAGATGTTTTTCAAAACTACTGCCTATCTTCTCCTAGAGGCTCTACTGGAAGCTCTACCCAAGGCTCGCCCAGCACAAAATGAAGGGATTTCTTAGGGGTTTTTGAGGTTTTTGCCCGGAAATTTAGGTTCTTACCCACTAGGAGGGGGCTCGCGGGCACCTTATGACTTTTACTTCACCCCTTAAATCAGCTAAATTTCAAGGGTTAATGTTTTTTTTGACCACTTTGCTACAAAAATTCAGCAGAAGTATTTTAGTAGATTTTGGAAAAAAAATGTGTAATTTTGTATATTTTCCGTTAAAATCAGCGACCTGGAGAATTATGTCTATTTACAAAATGAAAGGCGTAGGCGAAGAACTTGAAGTCTTTGAGGATAAACTTTCTATAACTCCTAAAGGCGTTTTAGGTTTTGTGAGCAAGGGATTAAAAGGCACAAAAACTATTCCATACGCATCAATAACAGCTATTCAGTTTAAAAAATCAGGTTTAGTTACAAGCGGATATATTCAATTCACAATACCCGGTGGCAATGAAAGTAAGGGCGGAGTATTTGCAGCAACAACAGATGAAAATACTTTTATGTTTGCTGGCCAAAATGAGTTAGCGATTGAAATCAAAAATTATATTGAAGATAAAATTAAAAATATTCACTTGCCTTCGCCTGCACCTATTGTAAACTCAAGTTCCGATGAGATTGCTAAATATTTTGATTTGAAAGAAAAAGGCATAATATCAGAAGAAGAATTTGAAAAGAAAAAGAAACAACTTTTAGGAATTTAACTGTAGAAGTTTTTATGGAAAATGTTTCAAAAATAAAATGGACTACGCTATTTATTTTTGTTTTAAGTGCGATAGCATTTGCACAAGATAAAGATACCTGGGAAAAGAGAGATATAAAAAATGAATGGGGAGATATAACAGGAATTACTTATATGCAACATTTAATTGGTGAAGGAATATCTAAAACATTCAATGATGGGGAGCCTTGGAATATATTTTTGCAATGGGATGGTGGGAAATCAGACACTCTATTTATGCCTATTGCTGTGAATGTTTTAGATTCTTATGTTGCACCAGTTGCTACTTTTAAAGATGAAAAAGTTTCTATTTCGTTGCGAAACTCTAAAGGCGATATAAAAAATTTTCAAGGCGTATTTAAAGAAAAGGGCAGTAATTCAGGCAGTATGCTTGTTATTTGCAAAAATAAACAGTTGGTGGAACTTTTAAAAAAAGATGAAAGTTTTATGATATTGATAAAATCTACATCGTCTGCGAATAGTTGGCAAGTAAGGGCAGAAGTAAAAGGAAACTTGCCTTCACAATAATAATAAGGAGTTTAATATAAAATATCCTAAAAATCAAAGAATGATAAAATGGAAGATAAAATCAAAATATTGCAAAATGCTATAGGCACAGGTGAAGTTATAAAAATTCGTTATTATGGCGGTTCGCAACCTGGAACAATAAGGGAAATTATGCCTAAGAAAATTGATAGCGAATATTTAGAGGCTTATTGTGTTTCTCGTGGAGAAGATAGAACTTTCAGAATTGATAAAATAAAAATGGCATCTGATGATGACGAAATTAATTTTGATAAAAACTTTAAAGGTGTTGAAAAGAATTTCAAAGTTAAATGTTCAGTATGCCATAAACCTTATATTGTATCTAAAGTTTTTTTTGATGACATCAATGCAAAAAAATTTGAGGAGTGGTTGTATAGCCAAGATGAACATCATTGCAGAGAATGTTTTATAAAATTAAAAGATTATGAATCAGAAGAAATAATTTCTAAAATTTTAGATGACAAAAGAATAGAGGAAAAATTTTTAAAAACTTTCAAAAAAAATCCTATAAAATCAGATTTAAGCAATTTATCTCTTAATGATTTACAATCCAGGCTATTCCAAATTTTAGAAAAAAGCCGATACGATACATATAATATTCGCCGTTTGCCTCTTAAAGAACTTCTTGAAAGCGTTTCAAAAGAAGCGGGAATACCATCAGATGTATCTGATTCACAAATTACATTAGAGGAATTGAATGGAAACGAAATAGCATCTTCTATTTTGAATAATAAAAAATTGGAAACAGATATTCGCAATTCAATAAAAAGAAAATATCCTGATTTTAGCAATCATATTATTGCCGCCGCCGATTTATATGATAGGTTCAAAAAATATTTAAGTAAATATGGATATGATGCAAATGCTTTGAGTTGGGATTATTTTCAAAAATTATCAGAAATTATTTTTGAGAGAATAATGAGTAAGTTAGAACAACAATACTTAAAAGAACCTACAAAAGAACCGGCAAAAAAAGTGGAACCCTCCAAGCCTGAAATTATTTCGCCGGCAAAAGAACCGATAAAGAAAGCGGAACCACCTAAGCCGCAAAATCCTGAAATTATTTTGCCAAAAAAGCCGCTTTCAAAATTTGTCAAAACAATATTTATTATGTTAATTGTTATATTGAGCCTTGCAATGCTTTTCTTTTTTATTGTTGTTTGTAAATTAATAGCAGAAGGCGAATACGGTGCTGCTATACTTTGCATTATATTTACATCGCCATTTGCATTTGCAAATTATAAGTTGATAAAAAAACTTAAACAATAAATTTTACTACTTTTTCTCCATGCCCAAACTTGTAGGCAACAATGAAATGGCGAAGATGCTCGGCATGAGCGCGCCGGCTTTTGCCAAGGGCGCACGTCAAGGCCGTTTCACGAGTTCGGGCAAAAACAAAAAGGGTGAGCCGCTATACAACCCGGAGAAGGTGAAAACAGAATACAAGGCTACGGAGGCTATGGCTAATGCGCAGGACGGAGCGTCTATACTGCCAAGCGAACTCAAAGGCGGGAGGCCGCCGGGCAGGCAAAACAGTTCTGATATGGAAATCAACGCAAAAACTTTTTTAAAAGCTAAAGCGGCAAACGAAACTCTCAAAGCGCAAATGCAGAAATTGAAATACGAGTTGCAAACCGGAAAAACGATTGACAAAGAAATAATTATCAAACAAGGCGCGGAGCTTGGAACGATTATGATGGGAATTATAGATTCATGGGCTTCTAAACTTGCTCCCGAATTTTCGTCAATGAAGGATGCGGATGAACACGATTTTCATTTGAAATTGAGCCGTGAAACAAATATATTGAAGCAAGAAATCATCAAAAAATGCAGCAATGAATAAAAATAAAATGTAGTTTATTGCGCTTGTATGCCAAATTTTGATGATAAACCTTTTTGGAAGGGCTTTTTTTCTGTGTTTAAGGCAATGCCCGAACTGGATGTTGCCGAATGGTCTGAATGCAACAGAATACTTCCTCAATCCGGCTCATCCACGCCTGGCCGGTGGCGAAACGAGCGTACGCCTTATTTAGTTGAAATCATGAAGGAATTAAGCCCGCAGAGCAGGGCAAAGGAAATAATATTTTGCAAAGGTTCGCAAGTCGGCGCAACGGAAAGCGCGTTGAACTGGCTAATGTATAACATTGACACGCAACCTGGGCCTTTCCTTATTTTGCAGCCTACAGATGGAATGGCAATTAGATTTTCAAAACAGCGATTAACGCCATCCATTGAGCAATGCGCGGCTATAAAAAACAAAGTTGGCAATGGGAAAAAATATGGAGCAAGTTTGCAGGAAAAAATTTATCCCGGCGGCTATGTGGTTATAAGCGGCGCGAACTCTCCGGCCTCGCTTGCGTCTATGCCTATTGGGAATGTTATCTGCGATGAGATAGATAGATACCCGTTTTCCGCAGGAAAAGAAGGCGACCCGTTAGAATTGGTGTCTGCTCGCATTGTTACCTATCCACGCGCGAAAATATTTTTTTTAAGCACTCCGACCTATAAGGAAACTTCGCCATCGTGGAAATTATACAACGATTCGGATATGCGTGTTTACATGATTCCTTGCCCTTACTGCTCGGATGCGGGAGGGCAGCCGGATGGTGGATATTTTGAATTGAAGTTTGAGCATTTGCGCTGGGAAAAAGGAAAACCGGAAACAGTTGTATGCTATTGCCCTCATTGCGGCGGTGGCATTGAGGAATACCACAAAACGGAAATGCTTAAAAAAGGCAAATGGGTTGCGACCAATCCGGGCCACAGCAGGGTAGGTTTTCATTTGAGTTCTTTGTATTCGCCTATAGGCTGGCTTTCTTGGCCGGAGGTTATCCGCAAATTTGAGCGAGCGGGCAACGACCCGGAAAAACGCAAAACATTCATGAACACGGTTTTGGGTTTGCCTTGGGAAGGCACTGGCGAAAAAATCGCAAATGAATATTTGGAGCGGCGGCGGGAGCCGTATGTATCGGAGGTTCCGCCTGGCGCGCTTATTTTGACGATGTCCGTTGATGTGCAAAAAGACCGTCTGGAATACGAAGTTAGAGGATGGGGAATAAATGAGGAAAGCTGGGGGATAGAATACGGAATAGTGCAAGGCTTTACATCCGAATTAATTTCAAACAGCAAAAGTTTTCCCTCCGTATGGCAGCAGCTTGATGAAATACGGCTCAAGAGCTACAAGCGGCTTGACGGCATGGAAGTAAAAATAGCTTGCGTTATGATAGACTGCGGATATAATTCTGATACTGTTTACGCTTATACCAAGCCCCGCGAGCGCATGAGGGTTTTTGCGGTGCGCGGTTATTCAAGCCCCAACAGGCCGATTATGAACCGGCCATCCCGCAACACAAAAAATCGCGCGGCTATATTTTATTGCGGAACGGATTCGGCCAAAGAGCTTATTTATTCGCGCCTGAAAATTGAAACTCCCGGCCCCGGATATTATCATTTTCCAGCAGACGAAAAAACCGGCTATGATGCGGCATACTACGCAGGCTTGACTTGCGAAAAGAAAATAACTGTTTACAGGCGGGGATTCAAGCGGCTTGAATGGCACAAGGACAAACACGCACGCAATGAGCCGCTGGATTTGGCGGTTTACAATATCGTTGCCATCAGGCAGCTTAAAGTGGATTGGGAAAGATTTTTGCCACCAAAGGAAACAGCGGAAAATTCCTCCGAGCCGGAGCAGACAAAAGAAAACGCAACAGCAGAACCAAAGCAAACATTCACCCGCAAATATTCCGAAGGCATACAGCTTTAAATTTAATTTAATATTTTAACATCAAGGTTGAACGTGCGGGTAAATAATTTTCTAGTCAAATGCTAGAAAAAAAATATTATGGAAGAAAATTCGCAAACAAATTTGAATAATACTGGCGCCGCCAATTTTGCGGTCGTAACCATTGCGTCCGCAAAAGAAATGGTTGCTCTTTACCTGAATGCAGAACGCGCCGTGTTGCTTGGGCAATCCTATCAGATAGCGGGGCAATCGCTTACACGCGCCGACCTGGATAAAATACGCAAAGGGCGGCAGGAATGGCAAGAAATTTTAAACAGCTTGTCCGGCGGCACACGGCGAGTATTCAGGCAAGTAACACCGGTGGATTCCTGATGCGAAAAAAAACAGACATGATGGCAGCCGAGCCTAACCTGTTCACGATGGCAGAAAACAAAATATTTTCCGCTGCGTCCTCTATTTCCAACAATTTTATTCAAGAAAAAATTTCCGCTCCGTATGAAGGTGCATCGTTCAAGCAGTCGTTGAAAGAATGGGCATCGGCTGCGTTCACGACCGCCGATGAAGCGTTGCTCCCGAATGTTCAGACTTTGCGCACCCGTTCCCATGATGCCATGCGCAACCAACCGGCGGCGCGTGGCGCAATACGCACCATGCGCAAAGGCGTTATCGGTTCCTCTCTGCGCTTGCAAGCCTCCGTTGACCGTGATTTTCTGAAAATAGACGAAGAGCAGGCGCAGGAATGGCAAGCCAAAACACAGCAGGAGTTCAGGCTTTGGGCCGAAAACCGGAACTGCGATTTTTCCAGGCAATTGAATTTCGCCGGTTTGCAAAAACTGGCATTCACCTCGCAAAGAGTGGCGGGGGATTGCTTTGTTCTGCTTCCGCAGAAACCTTTTCCGGGAATGATTTACGATTTGCGGGTGCAAATAATTGATGCCGACCGTGTATGCAACCCAAACGATTTAGGGGACACAGCAGAAATAGCAGGCGGCATTGAGCGCAACGAGGACGGAATTCCCACAGCCATACATATACGCACTCCGCACCCCGCCGCATCAATATACCAGCAAATTTCCCCTACTTGGATGCGCATTCCTATTTATGGCCGCAAAACAGGGCATAGAAACGTGCTGCATCTTATGAGCTTGGAGCGGATAGGGCAAACGCGCGGCGAGCCTATTTTATCGCCAGTGATTGAAACGCTTAAACAAATAAGCCGCTACTCTGCTGCCGAGCTATCTGCCGCCGTTGTGAACGCTCTGCTCACCGTTGGCATTGAACGCCCATTGGAAGATACCACAAATGTTTCGGCTTTCAATAATTTTGAAGAAGGCAAAGAGCCGTGGAACCGGAATGACAATTACAAACTTGGCGCAGGCACATGGGTTGATTTCGCGCCTGGCGAGAAAGCAAACATCATTTCCGCTGTTCGCCCCAGCTCGCAATTTGACCCGTTTTTTTTGGCGAACATAAAACAGATAGGGATGGCGCTGGGCATACCTTACGAGGTTTTGATAAAACATTTCAGCAGCAGCTACAGCGCAAGCCGCGCTGCTATGCTGGATTTTCATAAAGATTGTTTGGATGAACGCGAAGATTTCATAGAGGCTTTTTGCCAACCTATTTACGAAGAATTTTTGACGGAAGCGGTGATAAAAGGCCGCATAAAAGCTCCGGGATTTTTATTTGACCCAGACAAGCGGCTGGCATATTCAGGGGCGTATTGGATTGGCCCGGCGCAAGGGCAAATAGACGAAGTCAAAGAAGTGACTGCGGCTCATCTGCGGGTGATACATGGATTCAGCACACAGGATATTGAATCGCAAAAACTTTCCGGGATGTCTTATGTGGATATTGTGAGGGCGCAAGCCGGAGAAAAAAGAGTAGAGGATAAATTTGGCTGGCATCCAAGCGAGCCAAAAGCAAACACGAACAATCAAAGCGAGGAAAAAGAAGATGGAGATGGAGAAAAAACCGGCGGACAGAGCGATACAAGCGATAGCGCAAACCCCGTGGGCAATAACCGCTGACGGGCTTGAACTGATACTTGGCATAGCGCAAAGAAACATAAGCGATTATGAAGCGGTGCTATCCACGCCTGCGATAAGAAAGGAAGGCGGCACCATTTCCGTGAGAGATGACATTGCGATTTTGAATGTGATGGGTTCAATATTCCCCCGCGCTAATTTGTTTTCTGAAATTTCCGGTGCGACAAGCGTTGAAACACTTGCGCTGAAATTCAAAGAAGCACTCAAAGATGATTCAGTGAAAGGAATCATTTTGCACATTGATAGTCCCGGCGGCCAAGTGCCTGGAATACATGAATTTGCGAACATGATATACAACGCAAGAGGCACCAAGCCTGTAAGGGCGTATGTATCTTCACTCGGCGCAAGCGCGGCTTACTGGATTGCAAGCGCGGCGGACAGCATAAGCCTTGACGCAACCGCAATGGTTGGAAGCATAGGTATTGTGTGCGCATGGACTGATGACACAAAAGCCAACGAAGCCCGTGGTTATCGGGATTATAAGATAGTGTCAAGCAAAAGCCCGAACAAACAATTAGACCCAAAAACAGAAAAAGGCCGCGAATTGCTTTTGAAAAATTTGGACGAAATCACAGATATTTTTATTTCTGATGTTGCTCGGAACCGTGGAGTTACGATTAATAAAGTGGAAGAAAAATTTGGCCAAGGCGGAGTAGTGACTGCTTCGGAAGCGGTGAAAATTGGAATGGCAGATGAGCTTAACAGTTTGGAAGGCGTGATTGCAGATTTGAAAAATGTATCTTTGAGTAAAATAGGAGGAACCTTGATGAGTTCTGACAAAAAAAATGATGTAGAGGCTGCAAGCGCAGATAATAAAATTTCTAGTGAAACGCTAGAAAAAAAATCGGAAACCCCGATAGCCAACGAGTTGGACGAGGCTAAACTGCTTGCCCAAAATCCGGGCCTTTACAATGCTATTGTGCAAAAAGGCGTAGAAAAAGGCATTGCGCAAGAGCGCGAGCGCGTAAAAGCAATAGACGAAATGAATTTTGCCTCCAACAACAAAAAATTAATTGAGGATGCAAAATACAACTCCCCATGTTCTGCGGAGGAACTGGCATACAAAATTATCAAAGGGGAAAATGCGGCGAATCGCAAGTTTGCCAATGATTATCAAGATGATAAGACAACTGTAAATGGCGTTTCGGCTTCCACCGATGCCGCAGTCGGCTCAACGGAAACCACATTCAATTCAGATGTTTCAGCAATCGTGAAAGGAGTAAAAGGCAATGGCTAATCAATTAGTGAATACAATAGGGCAAATGGAATGGGGCGAAATTCTCGCCGGCGATTTCCCGAACTCAACGGAAGCGGTGACAATCGCTTCCGGGCAAAACCTCAAAAAAGGCAGCGTGTTAGGAAAAGTAACCGCAACCGGAGCTTACAAACTTGCAAATAGCGCAGAGGAAGATGGCTCGGAAACGCCTTATTGCGTGTTGATGGAAGATGTGGATGCAACATCCAGCGCAACAGTTGGCGTTGCTTACCTAACGGGCGAATTTATCCGCACGAAACTCATATTTGGCGGCACCGACACATGGCAAACACATTTGACGGCGGCGCGGCAAAACTCAATTTTTTTCAAAGAATCCAGACAGGCACCCAACGGATAGGAGATGATTTATGGCCGATAATTTTGTAGATTTGTATCAGCCGCAGAAAATGGCAGCGGCATTGCAGCAGATTTCGCCCCCGAAGCGATTTTTCCATCAAACATTTTTCCGCACGGCGGTTTTGCACGATACTCCTACTTTGCAATTTGATTTGTATAAAGGGAAACGGCGTATAGCGGCATTTGTGAACCCGATACACAATGGTGTTGTTGTTGAGCGCGAAGGTTATCAAACACGTGAGACCAAACCAGCTTATGTGAAGGAATCCCGTATATTGCGGCCCGCCGACACGCAGGTTCGTATGCTTGGCGAAAATCCATATCAGCCAAAAACACCGAGAGAACGCGCTGCCGCCATTCTTGGCCAAGATTTATTTGAGCTTGAAACTCGCCTTGTTCGGCTTGAAGAAAAAATGTGCGCTGATGCTCTTTTAACAGGAAAAGTAATTGTGAATGGAAAGGGCTGGGATGCGGAAGTTAATTTTGGCTACGAAGCCGGTAAAAATAAAATTGTTTTGAGTGGCACTGATTGTTGGAGCGATACGGCAAATAGCGACCCAATGAAGGATATTGACGAATGGCGGCGCATGATAGTTCAGCGTTGCGGCATACAGCCTACGCACTGCATTGTGAGCCATGATGTAGGCTGGGCCATAATTGAGAACATCAGAACAAAAGAACGCGCAGATAATATGCGCTATCTGATAGCAGAGATTGCGCCTAGAATTTTGCCCGAAGGCGTTAGCTATTTTGGCAGATTGAATTTGCCGAGCGGAACGGTGGAACTCTATTCGTATGAGGAATGGTATGTTGACCCGAATACCGGCTTGGATACTCCGCTGATGCCATCGGGAAAAGTTTTGCTTGGCTCCACAGAGGCCCGTTGCGAATATCATTACGGAATGATTCAGAATCTCAATTCTTTGCAAGCGGCAACACGGTTCCCCTCATCGTGGATAAAAGAAGATGGCTCCATGCGAGTGGTTCAGCTTGAATCCGCTCCGATGCCTAACATATTCCAGGTTGACGCATTTTTGGTCGCAGATGTCATGGAGGCTGTATGAATGCAAAAGTGGAATTTATTGCTCCTGTTCGCCATAACAAGAAAAAATATTCAGCAGGCGATGTGTTTGTGATGCCAGAGGCACAAGCCAAACGGCTTGTGTCTTTGGGCTTCGCAAAAATACTGGAAACTGTAGAGGGCGAAACTCAAAACCAAGGCCCAAAAACAGGCGGCGCTGGGGAACAAAATCCAACGCCGCCTGCAACGAGCAACAAAGGCGATGATGCTTTGAATGACCCTCGCAATTTTCAAAGCATGAAGATTGAGGAAATTCAGCAAGAGTTGTCGGTTCTTGGAATTGCGCACAAAGCAACCGCAACCAAGGATGAGCTTTTGAAAAAACTTTTGGAAGCTCAAAAAGCGAAAGAAGCCAAAGGAAGTAAATGAATGACTTTCAAAGAGCAAATAGAAACCGATTTTGATTCCGTGCTTCTCAACACGGGAGAGTTCGGGCGTGTTTGCGCTTGGAATGGCCAGCCATTGAAAATAGCGGAGAGCGCGGTTTTGGACAACGAGGCCCGTGAAGCAGAAGGCGTTAATATACAGCGGAAAAAAATCGTTTGCAAGAATAGCGATTTGCAAAATCCTCCCGCGCCTACGGAAGAAATAACGCTGGACGGCGAAACGTGGTATGTTTACGATGTTCAGAAGCCGCTTGCGCATTTGATTATTATTCTTGAGCGGAGGGCCGCATGATTGATATAAGCGTAGAGTTAGCAAATGAACTAGCGGTTAAAAGATTCTGCAAAGAGTTGCCGCATAAATTTAATGAAGTTATTTCAGACGCAGTTAATGATACAGCAACTTGGCTAAGGCGAGAAGCAAAAAGAAAAATTAGTGAAAAGTTGAAGATTGAAAACGATACAAAAGAATATAAAATGAAAATAAGAAATTCAAGCGTAACTGCGGGACTTATGACGGCAAATTTGATATTTAGGGGTGGACAAATTCCACTAAGCAAAGTTAGTGGAACGTCTCAAGAAAAAACAGGCGTTAGGTTCAGTATTTTAGACAAAGCATACACTGTTCCTGGAACATTTTTTGCTACTATGCCAGGCTCTAAACATAGAGGAATTTTTGAACGATTATTTCAAAAGAAAAAACTTCCCATTGACCAACTATACACAGCCTCTATTCCGCAAATGACAGTGTCTGAAAAAACAGATATACCGGAAGAATTGCTACAGAAAGCACAAGAAACTTTTGAGCAATTCTTTGTAGATGGATGCGAGAAGCAACTTAGTCTTTTGGGGGCCAAGTGAGAGATACTTTTTCACTCTTGAAAGATTTGCAGAGCGAACTGAAAAACCATTTTCAGAAAACATTATTTCCTATTTCCAAAACAAAAACGGAAGAAGAAAATGAATATCATTTCCCCACAATCAACATAGGCCATTTGCCGCCCAAACGGTCAATGCCATCAAACCCGGAATATCCTAAAACATCGGACGACCCACCTTTTATCGTAGTCCGGCCTTGGGAAGGAACGCAAGGCAAAAAAAATGCAACAGGAAAACGTGTGCATGAAATTAAAATTGGTTTTCTGTGCGGAATTTTCTCAAACGAGAAATCGGGAGAAACTGAAGCGGGTTACAATTACATACTCAACATGGCAGATGGCGTTCAGCAAGTTTTGTTTTCAAAATATTACTGGGCAGAAAATTTTTGGAACATAGAAGATTCTGTTGAATGGAAAATTGGTTTGCAGAAAGAATTGGGAATATATGACGCTGGGCTTCAATCGCATCCGTTTTATGGCGCGGTTGTGATAGCGAATTTTGAAAGCTCGGCTTTGGAATTTCCTCGCATGGTTGGAATTACGGATACAGTGGAGAAATGATTATGTCAGAAAACGCCGGAAAAAAAGAAGAAAAAGCACAGGCAAAGCCTGCGCCATCGCCCTCTAGGAGCGACAAGAAACCGGATAAGGTTATTTATCTTGGGCCTCCGATGATGGAGCCTGATTTGTGCATAAATTACGGAACTATCTTTTCCAACGGGCTTCCCGATGATGTCCGGGCACGCGCGGAATCGGATAGCGCATTTGCGAAATTGCTTATTCCGGTTGCGGAGGCTGCAAAATCAATGCGCGAATTTACAAAGCAAGGCTCGGACTTGTCTGCGGCTAAAATCAAGGTTGGCAGGGAATATTTGGAACGCAAGCGCAATCGCAAGGGAGGCAAATAAAATGGCAGAGTTTTTTCATGGCGTTAGAACACGGCAAATTCCTACGAGCTTATTGCCTCCGGCGAATGTATCTTCGGCGTTGGTTATGGCTTGGGGAACCGCTCCCATACACAGGCTGGATTCGGAGCAACAGGCGAAAGTCAATCCGGGTTCAATAGGCTTAGTATTCAACAATTCGGAAGCCGGTCAAAGTTTCGGGATAGATGCGGCAAGAGATGATTTTGATAAATGGACTTTGAGCGAGGTTGTTTTCAGCCGGTTCACCCTATTTGGCGTTGCTCCGCTTATACTTGTGAACTTGTTTGACCCGCTTGTTCACAATAAAAATATCACAGGTGAAACTTTGGAATTTGTTGATGGCGCGGCAAATTTAAAAAATGCCGATGTGATAGGGGATATATTGCTTCATAGCGGCGCATTCACAGAAAACACGGATTATACGCTTAACCGCATTACCGGCAAAATAACGGTGATAGAGGGCAGCAGCTTGGCGACTGCCGTGCAGCAGGGAATAGCGATAACCGCAAATTACAAATACGCTGCCCCGGAGCTTGTGACCTCCGCCGATGTAATAGGCGGCTATGATATTGTAACGAAAAAAACGACCGGCCTTGAATTGGTTAATAGGGCGTTCCCTCGCTTCCGCATGATTCCGAATAGCTTGATAGCTCCCAAGTTCAGTGAAGATGCTTCTGTAGCCGCTATTTTAGCGGCTAAAACCCAGCGCATAAATGGCATATTCAGCGCGGTGGCGTTTGCGGACATTCCCTCCGATGGCGATGGCGGCGTAAAATCCTACACTGATGTTCCTGAATACAAGAACAAAAATAATTTGGTTTCGGAAGATTTGTATTTATGCTGGCCAAAAATAAAATTCGGCGACCGAATGATACATACAAGCACACAGGCAGCGGACTTGTGCGCTATCGTGGATATAGAGAATGGGGGAATCCCTTTCGGCAGCCCGTCAAACAAAAATTTGCAGTGCCAGTCGGCTATAGCCGGTGGCGAAGAAGTTTGGCTTGATTTGACGCAAGCAAATTATTTAAATGCGAATGGGATTGCGACTGCTCTCAACTTTACAAATGGATGGGTGTTGTGGGGCAACCGCACGGCTTGTTTCCCAGGTGTAACCGACCCAAAGGATACATTCCTTGCGCATCGCAGAATGTTTGCGTGGTATGGCAACCGGCTTATACTTACTTGGATTCAGCGAGTAGATTTCGCAATTAATATGCGGCAAATACAAACGGTGTTGAGCAGTGAGCGAATAAATATAAATGCTCTGCAAGCTGTTGGCGCACTTCTTGGTGGGCGCATAGTATTTTCAGAAAAAGAAAACAATATTCTAGATATTATGAATGGCCTTATTATATTCCATTTGTTTTTAGGTTTGGTTGGCCCAAACGAGGAGATGGAATTTTTGCTTGAATATGACCCATCTTATATACAGGCACTGTTTGCCGCATAAGGAGGAATTATGGGAGATACAAATATAAATTACAATGTGTATCTTGACGGTGGCCGTATGCTAGGCATTGCCGAGGTAACACAGCCTAATTTGCAGTCAATGACGGCAGAAATGAAAGGTGCGGGAATAGCTGGAATTATGGATGTTCCGGTGCTGGGGCATTTTCAAGCTATAAGCGGAACCATGAAATTCGGAACGATTACCGGCGATGTGAAAAAAATTCTTTCGCAGCAATACCATCACATTGAACTTTGGGCCGCCGTGCAAAACTCCGACCCGGCAACTGGGCAATTAATACCAAAGCAGCATAAAACTATTTGGCGGGCAATGCCAAAGGAAAACAATATAGGCTCCCTTGCGGTGGCCGAATTGCAAAATAGAGAAATCACGTTCAGTTTGAATTATTTTTGCGAATATTACGACAATGATTTAGTTGTTGAACTTGATATGCTTAATTATATTTACAAAGTTGGCGGCGAGGATTTGCTTGCCCCTGTTAGAAGAATACTGGGTATTTAATTCATTGGAGGCGTTATGGATGCAGATAAAGTGCTTGACAACTTTATTGTTCCCAAAAACTACAAGCTCAAAAAGCCGGTGACGGTTGGGGATAAAACTTATTCCGAGTTGGAATTGAATTTTGACGAACTCACATCTGCGGACATGGAATCGGTGGCCAAGCTGCCTGGTTGCACTATGGGAGATGCCCACATGAATGAGTTTTCCAAAACTTATTTAATGCACATAGTGGCTTTGGCGGCAGGAATCACAATAAACGATGTCCGCAAATTTTCCATAACTGACGGCACAGCATTGACTATGATGGCCCAAGGTTTTTTAATGCGTGCGGTTTCAGAACTCACAGGTCAATGATGGAGCTGGTAGTTATGCTGGCACGTGCTACCTACACTTCTATTGATTCGTTTTTGAAACTGCCTATTATGCGATTGAAAGATTGGTGCCAAGTGGTTGCGGATGTTTTGAAAAAGGAGAATAAAAAATAATGGGTATGCGCAAAGTTATGGAAACGATGTTTGCTATTGGTGGCAAGTTAGACCCATCGTTTAAAAATGCTGTTGGCCATGCACAAATAGAGCTTGCAAGAGCATATAAAAAAGGCGGCGATGCAGCGGCATTGACTAATGCGCAAAAACAAATTTCTGCATCAATGAAAAACATAGGAAAAGCAGCAAACAAAATGGGCGCGGCGTGGGGCAATGTTGCTACATCCATAATAGGCCCTCTGAAAACAATAGGTATGCTTGGAGCGGCAAGTGGTGCTGCTGTTTACGGGCTTGCGACTGCGACTGCAAAACTTGGAAGCAATGCGGTTACTGCTGCAAAAAAAATAGGAATAACAACGCAGGAGTATAGCAAGCTAGCATACGCTGCCGGGCAAAGCAGCGTTTCACAAGAAATATTGTCGTCGTCAATGAAAAAACTGAATCTAAACACTGCGGCGGCGGCTAAAGGGAATAAAGAGGCACAGCTTGCATTTAAAAGAGTCGGCGTAAATATCTATGACACTGGTGGCAAATTGAAAAGCACAAATGAAATAATGCTTGAAGCCTCCAATATGTTTGCGAAAATGCCCGAAGGCATTTACAAGGCTGATTTAGCGATGGCGCTGTTTGGCAAAAGCGGCGCGGACATGGTTCCGCTCATGGAGAAGGGTAGCAAAGAAATAGAGCGTTTGAGCGGCGAAGCGGAGCGTTTGGGAATCGTGTTCAGCGATGATGAGGGAATGAATGCTTCGGGATTTATGGATAGTTTGAGCAATATAAAAAGCGCAATGCAAGGCTTGGGCATTACGGTTGGCAAGCAGCTTTATGAGCCGTTGACAAAAGTGAATACGGTATTCACTGAATGGCTTATAGCGAATAGAGAGGCAATAGGCTTGAAGGTGGCAGAGATGATTGAGGAGTTCAAGAATCATCTTCCAGCTATACAAGAATTTCTTATAAATGCAAAAGAATCGGTTGTGTCATTTGCCACATCCGTCAACAACGTGGCTCAAGCAATGGGCGGGTGGGGCAATGTAATAAAGGGCGTAGCGATGGCGTGGGGCGCGTTCAAGATTATTAACATAGCAATAGCGCTCGGCAGCGCTATAAAGGCTACAATGGCCTTCATTGGCGCGGTAAAAACAGGCATAGCTGTAGTAGGCGCGGTTGTTTCGCACTTCGGAGTTATTGTCACGGTGTTCAAGGTGGTTGGCGCGGCGATTCTCGGAATTTCCGCGCCAGTTGCTATTGCGATTGGTGTCATAGCCGCGCTGATAGCAATAGGCGTTGCCATATACAAGAATTGGGATTGGATTAAAAGCACAGGAAAAGCTATTTGGAATGCGATTGCGAATTTTGTTTCTGATACGATAGATATAATTGTAGGCAGTTTCAACAATATGATTTATGGTTTTTCAAAAGCGTGGGGAATCGTCAAAGATATAGGCAAGCAGACTTGGGATGCTTTGGCTTCATTCATAGGCGCGAAGATAGATAGCATAAAGGCTCTTTTGTCAAGCATAGGCGATTTCTTTTTTGACTTATTGAATGAAGTTGTATCATTCTTTAGCGACAAGATAGATAGCGTTAAGGCCATGTTTGACGAAGGTTTCGTCAAGGGAATTACGCAATTGCTTAAACAATTCAATTTTTGGTCGCTCATAAACGACATGATAAAGAAAGTGTTTGATATTGATTTGATTGGCATGGGAAAAGATTTCATTGGCAGATTCATAAGCGGAATCACGAGCGGCGCGGCAAGTGCAGGAAACGTAGTTAAAAACGCCGTTGGCGGGTTGCTATCAAATATTCCGGGCGTGGGCAAATTTTTCGGCGACACCAAGAAGGTTGCGGAAAAGATACCAGCGCACGGCTATGGTGGATTCATAACAAGCCCGCATATTGCGATGGTAGGCGAGGATGGCCCGGAGGTTATCCTGCCATTGAGCAAGCCCAACAGAATGCGCGAATTGCTTTCGCAGATTTCTCCCAGACCAGCCGAAACGCTTTCAAGCGCCGTAAACAGCAACAGCGGCGCAAGCATAGGCGGAGCTTCATTCAATTTCGCCCCGGTTATCAATGTGAGCGGCGGCGATGCGGCAGGCATTGAAACATCTGTAAGCAATGCTTTGGAAAAAGCAAGGAATTATTTTGAGAAATGGATGAACGAATATCAGCGCAATAATGCGAGGGTTGCAATAGCATGACATGGGAATACACAACTATACAGGGTGATACATGGGATGTGCTTGCTCATGATATTTACGGTTCCGAATACCTTGCTTACTTGCTGCTGCAAGCGAACCCCGATTATATAGAAATGCTTTATTTGCCTGCTGGATTGAAACTTACGATACCGCAAACGCCAAAAGGCAAAAGCACGCAGCCCGCGCCGCCTTGGGAGAGATGATGGAAACTAGGCGAGTTAATATAGAATTGAACTACGACAATAAAGACATCACGCGCGATGTTTGGCCCTTTGTTGAATCGTTCAAATATGTTGACAGAACGCTTGCGAATAAAATGGACGAGTTGTCGGTTACATTCCAGGATGTTCCGGGTTTGTGGAAAAACAGTTGGTGGCCCGACCAAGGCTCCAAGTTCAACGCAAAAATTTTTGTTGACAACTGGTTCAACCAGGGCGACCATTTTGAGCGCGATTGCGGCGGGTTTGAAATTGATGACTTGTCAAGCTCCGGCTTGCCAAGCGCGTTCACGATTGGCGCAATAAGCGTGGGAATTACCAACAGCATAACGAGGCAGCAGAATACAAAGGCATGGGAAAATATAACCCCAAAGGGCATAGCAGAAGATATAGCAAGCAGAAATGGGTTTGAGCTTAAATGGTTCAGCAAATACAACCCTGTGCTTGCGCGCTGGGAACAAAAAAGCCAAAGCGATTTATCTTTGCTGCGGAATATTTGCGAATACGCCGGATTGATGATGAAAATCACGAACAAATATTTGGTTATTTTCAGGGGCGAAGAATTTGACAGCGAAAAACCGGAATTGAAAATAAACCTGTATGGTGATGGCGTGAAGTCTTACAACTTCAACGCAAACAGCGCGGATGTGTATTCCGCTTGCGAAGTGAAATATTACGATTCGGAAAAACAGGAATTGGTGGAGTATCTGTATAAACCTGATGGCATAAGCGGAGTGCGTGGGGCCAAAAAAGAAAAAGAGGAAAAACCTAAATACGAGCAAAAAATAGAAAGCGATACTCGGATGGTTAAAACTGTGAAAATTCCGCAACCTAAGAAACCGGAAGAACCGGAAATAACGGAGCCAGAGGTTGGCCGCATTCTGAAAGTGAACCAGCGCGTGTCAAGCATTGCGGAAGCGGAAGAACTGGCGAAGTCATCGCTGCGCAAAAAAAACATGAGGCAAACGCAGGGAAGTTTGAACTTCATGGGGAGGCCGGATTTGTATAGCGGGATGAATATAGAGGTTTCGGGATTTGGCCGGTGGGATTCCGTTGTATGGAATATTGAAGAAGTCACGCACGATTATTCGCGCTCCGGCTACAACACAAGCATAAGCATAAGGGGAATATTGGGGTATTGATTATGAACGAAGAAATATCTGCTGCGCTGCGGGACATATTCAGGATAGGCAAGGTTGTTTCCACCAACCCTGAAAACTGCACCGTCAAAGTGCAGTTTCTTGACACTGACGGCTTAGTGAGCGGCGACTTGCAGATTTTGAAAAACAATGCTTTGGAAAACAAAGATTATTCCATGTATGATATTGACGAGCAGGTTGCTTGCATATTTCTTGGGAACGGCCCGGTAGCTGGTTATGTTTTGGGAGCTTTATACGGCCAAAAAACAAAACCGAATGAAAACAGCCAAGATTTGTGGGCCAAAGAGTTCAAGGACGGCACAAAAATAAAATACGATAGGAAAGCGCACAAAATGGACATAACAATAAATGGCGAAGTAAATGTATATATTCAAAAAGACAAATCTATAATCGCAGACGGCAATATGAATTTTGGGGCGGGAATGGATGCGAATATAAATGCTACCGGCGATGTCAATGTTGACGCAAGCACTGCAAACATATCATGCCCGGAAGTGAATTTGGGCACAGGCGCATCGGAGGGCGTTATACACGCTAAAAGCCCTTGCCCTTTGTATGGCGTGTTTCAT